CGTTCGCAGACGGCTAATCCAAAGGACGAGCAACAACGTCGCCTCGTTGCCCGCGCCCGTGGGTGGCTGGAACGCCCGCGACTCGCTTGCCAACATGGCCCCAACCGATGCGGTGACGCTAGATAACCTGTTCCCGGGTGTCTCTAGCGTTGGCCTCCGTGGGGGTTATCAGAACCATGTGACGGGCATTACGGGTCAGGTCGAAACCCTGATGACCTACAACGGCGGCAGCACGGACAAGATGTTCGGCATTGCAGGCGGCAACATCTATGACGTTACGACCGCAGGGGTTGTGGGCGCGGCGGTAGTGTCTGGTTTGACCAACAGCCGCTGGGAATACGTCAACATCACGACCTCGGGCGGCAGTTACCTGTACGCCGCGAACGGCGTAGACGCGCCACGGCTCTATGACGGGTCATCGTGGACGGCGATCACAGGCGTATCTACCCCTGCGATCACAGGCGTCACGACGACAAGTTTGGTCGTGCCGACGCTGTTCAAAAACCGTTTGTGGTTTATCCAAAAGGACACGCTAAAAGCGTGGTATTTGCCCACGGCATCGGTCGGCGGTGCGGCAAACGTCCTAGACCTGTCATCGGTGGCGCGTAACGGCGGCACGTTGATTGCGATGGCAACGTGGACGATTGACGCAGGTTATGGCGTTGACGATAACCTCGTTTTTGTCACGGATCAGGGCGAAATCATCGTCTACCGTGGCACCGACCCCTCCAGCGCCTCCACTTGGGCGTTGATTGGCGTGTGGCAGGTCGGCTCGCCTATCTCGCGCCGTTGCGTAGCGAAATATGGCGGCGATTTGCTTGTCATTACGCTAGACGGGTTGATCCCGCTTGCCTCTGCGCTGCAATCCTCGCGCCTTGACCCGCAGGTAGCCCTGTCAGACAAGATACAGGGTGCCTTTGCAGCAGCAACGCGCCAATACAAGGGCAATTTCGGCTGGTGTTTGCTCTATAACCCGCTCAACAACGCCCTCATCGTCAATATTCCCGTCAGCACGGGCGCACAACAGCAGTTTGTGATGAACAACATCACGAAAGCGTGGAGCCGCTTTACAGGCTGGTACGCAAACTGTTGGGCGTTGCTAGACGACACCCCGTATTTTGGCACCAATGGCGTTGTCGCAAAGGCGTGGACGACGGATTACGCCGACAATGACACGGCGATCCCAACGCGGGCGCTGCAAGCGTTTAACTATTTTGAGACACGCGGTGTGATTAAGTATTTCACCCGTGGGCGTCCGACGATTTACAGCAACGGCGTTCCCGCCATCAGCATTGGCGTCAACGTAGACTTTCAGACCGCCGACATTGTGGGCGCGTTGTCATTTTCGCCCACGGCTTATGGGCTGTGGGATACGGGCCTGTGGAGCCAAGCGCTTTGGGGGTCGGATACGGTTGTGACCAACAACTTTGTGGGCCTACAAGGCATTGGGTACTGCGCTGCCGTTAACTTCAACAGCAGCAGCAAGAACCTGACGCTGGAGTGGGCCTCTACTGACATTGTGTACCAACTCGGATGGGCTGGCGCATCGTAAGCGGCCCCCATGTTGGGGCATGGGTCACGGCGCAGACAGAGGGTGCGTTTGACCCTAACCGCTCAACCGCTATCGGCCTTGAGCGTGACGGCAAGATCGTCGCAGGGACGGTCTACGAGAATTGGAACGGGCGATCCGTGGTTTGCCACATAGCGTGGGAACGGGTTACCCCAGCGTATATGGCGGCGGTGTATGACTATGCGTACAACGTCGCAAATGTTGATAAGATCATAGGGCCAATCAGCAGCAACCATACCCGGGCGCTCGCATTGGTCAGCAAGATGGGGTTTTCGGAAGAAGCGCGGATTAAAGGTGCCGCGCACGACTCTGGAGACATTGTTTTGATGACGCAGACACCCGATAAGTGTCGATACTTGGAGCCTCGGTATGGGCAAAAGATCGCCAGCGCCACCGCCAGCGCCTGATTACGCAGCGCTTGCCAAACAACAAGGACAGGAAAACCTAGAGGCGGCAAAGACCTCGGCAATTCTGTCAAATCCCAATATCATCACGCCTTACGGGCGGCAGCAGGTTGTTTTCAACTACGCCAATCAGGCGATGGGGCAACCGTCAACGACAGGTGCGCCCGCAGGCATTGCACCGGGCGGTACGCGGCAAAATTTTTATCAAAACATGATTGCATCAGGGGCATCCCCTGCTGATGCAGAGCGCGAAACCGCGTTCCGTTATGGCCCCTCCACAACCGGTGATGTTGGCGCGGCGTATGACGGAACGTACCCAAATCTGGGCGGCGCAGGGGGCGCAACAGGCGATGCGGGAACATTGGGATATTTGCAACCCACAATCATCCAAAGCGTGTCGCCGACCGCGCAACGCGCTATTGAGGCGCAAGAACGCGCTCAACTTGGGTTAAGTGAGGCCGCAGCAGGCGCAGCAGGCGGGTTGTCGCAACTCGGTATTGCCTCGGCCTTTAGACCAGAGGGCATCCCCGGTTTGCGGTACGGCGTAGATTACGCAGGCGCGGTAGCGACCCCGGGCAGTTACATTCCGTATCGCGGCGAAGCCGGTTATGTGGATATGGGCTTTGCAACGAGCGGTCTGCAAAATGCGCCCGGCGCTCAAGGCTTTGCGCCGCAAACTAGTTTTTATACCGAAGGGCTGCCAGCGCAGATCGGGACAGGTGAGCGAGCCGCAGGCGGCCCTGCCGCGCCCGGGCTTGCAGCGTTCCAGTATGGCGGCCCGCAGACGGCGGTGGGCGAAATGGGTTTCACCCCCGCAGGCGCAAGTTACATCGGCATCCCGCAGCAATACGGCGCAGATTACACAGGCGTGGGTGGCGTCGGCCAAGGCGTCAGCGCAGGCCAGTTTGGCATGGCGCAGGGCGGCCCGTATGCGGGGCTATTTGGTTTCGCAGGCGGTGGCCCCGCTGGCGTACAACTTGGTGGGTTGGACACCTCTGGCCTCATGGGCATCCAAGGTGGTGTCGGCCAGTTTGGTCAAGCGCAAGGCGGCACCGTCGCAGGCCCACAGTTACGCGGGCTTGATGTGTCAGGGCTTGGCGGCCCGCAAGCGGCCCCCGCGCAGGGGCAGTTTGGCTACGCCCAACAGTTTGTCCAAGGCCCGCAGTTGCAGGGCCAGATTGACCTACAAGGACTGGCCGCCGCCCCTGTGCAGGCAGGCACCACGGCGCAGCAGGCGATCATGTCGCGCCTCGCGCCACAGTTGCAGGGTGAGCGTCAGGCGCTATACACGCAACTCGTTAACCAAGGTCTGCGACCGGGCGGTGAGGCGTTTAACGCCGCGATGTCAGCGCAGGCGCAGAAAGAAAACGACTTGATGCTGCAAGCCGCAGCACAGGGTATTGCGCTAGATCAGGCGGCCCGTCAGCAGGGCTTTGCCGAACAGCAGGCCCGTGCGATGTTCGCCAACCAAGCGCAACTGCAAGGCTTTGGCGCTGGCATGGAGCAGGCGGGTCTTTACAACGTCGGCCTCGGCCAGAACGTCCAGCAGGCACTTGCCACGCAAGCCGCCGCCAATCAAGCGCAGCAGCAGGCATTCCAGCAGCGTTTAGCCGGGGCGCAGTTTGGTCAAGAGGCAGAACTTGCGCGGTTTGGCGCAGGAATGCAGACCGAACAGGCTCGCAATCAGGCTATCGCACAAAACACGCAGTTGGCGTTGGCTTCTGGGCAGTTCGCTAACGAAGCGCAAGCCCAGCAGTTTGCCCAACGTCTTGCGGCGGGTGAGTTTGGCAGAGAGGCGCAACTGGCCTCGTTCCAAACGGGGCAACAGGCGCAAGAATCGGTCAACCGCGCTATCGCGCAAAACTTTGCCCAAGCGCAGGCCGCGCAGCAGGCGCAGAACCAAGCAATTCAGCAGAACCTGCAGTCAGCCCTTGCCGCCGAAGAAGCGCAGCGTGCCGCACAGGCACAGCGCTTTGGTCAGGCTCAAGGCACCGCAGAACTCGCCGCGCAACTTGGTGGACAGCAGTTCGGTCAGCAGGCGCAGTTGCAGCAGATCATCAATGCCGCTGGGGCGCAGAACTTCCAGCAAGCGTTGGCCTCGCGTGAAGCGTTTAACCAAGCGCAGCAGCAAGCCTACCAGCAGGCGATGGCAGGGCAGCAGTTTAACCGCGAAGCCTTGCTGCAGCAGTTTGGCATGGGCCAGCAGGCACAACAGATGGCGAACGCTGCCGCCGCACAAAACTTTGCACAACAGCAACAGGCCGCAGAGTTTAACCTTGCCCGTCAGCAGCAGCAGGCGGCACAGTCAGGCGCACAGGCCGAGTTCTACAACCAAGCGCAAGCGCAGGCGTATCAACGCGCTCTTGCCCAACAAGCCGCGCAAAATGCAGTCCAAGCGCAGCAATTTGGGCAGGTCATGGATTACCAGCAACTGCGTAACCAAGCCCTCGCGCAAAATCAGGCGATTGACTTTCAGCGTCTTGCCGCACAGAACGCCGCCCAACAACAGCAGTTCCAGCAGAACATTGCACAGCAGCAGTTCTACAACACGGCGGTGCAGCAAGCGTTGGCGCAGCAGGCGGCGATCCGCAGCATCCCGGTCAACGAGATCAGCGCATTGCTCTCGGGCGGTCAGGTCAGCGTGCCGCAGTTCCAAGGCTACAGCGGCGTCACCGTCGCCCCGGCTCCCGTCTTACAGGCAGGTCAAGCGCAGGATGCTGCCGCTATGCAGCGGTACGGTATCCAAGCCAATCAGGCCGCAAGCAACATGGGCGGGTTGTTTAACCTCGCAGGGTCGCTCGGCAGCGCAGCAATTATGACGTCGGATCGACGCTTGAAGTCCAACATTGTTCGCACCGGCACGCACCCGCTCGGCATCGGCATTTACGAATACGACATCTTTGGCAGCCGTCAACGCGGCGTGATGGCCGATGAAGTAGAGGCCGTGCGCCCAGAGGCGGTTATTACCCGCGACGATGGGTACAAGATGGTCAACTACGGGATGCTCTAATGCGTTACACCAAAACGTACCAAGACCGCACCGACCCGCAACGCCTTGCCGAAATGCTGGCGTTGCAAGAGGCCAATCAGCGCATCAATACGGATTACGCCGCAATGCCAGCAATGGCAACGCCGACCGCTTCCATTGATCCGCTTGAAATGCTCAAGATGCGCGAAATGATGAACAAACGCGGAATGCGTAGCGTAGGCAAAAACACTTACGACACCGTAACGCCCATGAACACACAGGGGTTAGCATGAACGGATTTACACCCGACAGGCCGCAGCGCATGGCACAGATGCTCGCCATGCAGGAGCGCAACCGTTCTATTAACGCCCCACCGGGTCAGCGTGACGGTATGCCCGCTATGCGCCCTAGCCTCGCGTATAGCGGCGCTACGCCGAACACCGCAACGGGCGTTGCCCCACAGGCCATGAACTTCAACGGCCCCCAAATGACGCCACAACCCGGCACAGCGGGCATGATGGGCGCACCGGGCCGTTACGGTTCAGCGCCGATGCGACAGATGGGGCCGCCGCCCGTGCGATCACCGCAGATCGGTATGCAGTCGCGTCCCCGCGTGTCCTCGCCCGGTATGACGACCCCGCAGGGAGGTCGGTATCGCGGCGACTTCGATGACG